TGGCTTCGTAGATATTGAAGTTGTTGAAGATATCAATGTTGAAAAGTCTAATATTTCAATTCACTGTGAACCACACGACAACTTCTTTACAGAACAAATGCTTGTTATGGAGTCTTTGCCTCATTAATTATTGTATGTTATAATTATATAAAAATGGGGGTAAATAAAAGTGTCTATTGAAAAAGAAAATAATATAGAAAATATTATTACTTTTGTATGCTCTATGCCTAAAATGGAAGATGCTTTTCCAGAGCCAGAACCATTATCAAAAAATATTCCAGAATGGTATAAGTTACAAAAATCTTATATGAATAATGATAAAACACCACAAGATGGAAATCAAAAATTAACAGTTAAAAAATGTCAAGCAATTTTTGATGTTATATCTATGGGGTATACATTAAAATCACCATACGATATATATATAGACACATCAGATGGAGAAAAATTAAAATATGATCTTGCTGGAAAAGTTGGCCCTAGAAGGCCACTAACTGGAACTCATGGTAAAGAACAATTTGACGAAATGCCAATTGATCCAGATTTTTATGTTAGAGATTTGTTAAGACTAAATATGATTTGGTTAATAAAAACACAGCCAGGATATAGTTGTCTTTTTATAAATCCAATGCTTAGCGATTCATCTCCATTAATGGCTGTTCCAGGAGTAATAGATACTGATGAATTTTATCCAAGTGGTTTATTTTCATTTTTTGTTAAAAAAAATTATAAAGGAATAATTAAAAAGGGAACGCCTTTATTACAGGTAATACCATTTAAAAGAGAAGATTATTCTCACGAAATTATTAAAGATATGGATATTAATAATAAACTAGATGAACAAAGTTTTCAGATACGAACTGTTTTTAATTCTGGCTATAAAAGTATATTTTGGAAAAAGAAAAAATATAAATGAAAAATATAATAATAGATAATTTATTAACAGAGCATAGTATTATATTATTAAAAGATATGATTAATTTAGAATTAAATAAAGAAGATAATTTAGTAGATTATGAAACATACTATTTAAAAAATAATAAAGAAAAAACAAAAAAAGATGTAAATATTATAAAAGTGATAAAAAATGATTTTGCAAGAACAGATTTAAGAAATTTAAAAATTCCTATAAAAATAATAAATGAAATATCACAAAAACTTATAGAAAATAATTTATTAAATTATAACTATATTGATAATGCAACTGCAATGTTATATAATAAAAATTTAGGAAACCCAAAACTTACAGAACATATAGATTTAACAGAACATAAAGATACCATTATGGTTGACTACCAACTAGAATCAAATATAGATTGGGCAATTTCTGTGCAAGGTACAGAATATATTTTATCAGATAATCAAGCAGTTATTTTTTGCGGTAATCAACAAAAACATTCAAGAAAATTTAAAAAATTTAATAATGATGAATTTATAACAAATATAATTTTTAGATTTAATCCTTATAAAGATATTTACTAATAATGACAACATTAATTAAAAAGAACAATATGCTTGGATCTAAATATTGGATTAATTCTGCAGAAAAAGATTTTAGTACATTGGTTGCAGAATCAAAAATGATATCAGAGTTTTCTAATAGCAGTTTATTAAAAAATATGGGTTATAGAGATAAAGTTTTAGTACCAGTTAATCCATACGTTGAGTATTTTTATCCAAAACCAGAATTAATTAAAACTAGTACTGGAATAGTTTTAAAACAAAAAACACATGCAGAAATTTGGGTTGAATATAAAAAAGATTGTTTATATATGGTTGATAAATGTTGGCAGAGACAGTTTTATCCATCCGAAAATATATATGATAGTTTAAATAATAACCCAGTATACAGATTTTATGTACCATGGACTATAGAGTTTGAAGATAGTTTTTTAATTGAATCAAATAGTCCAGTATTTGATATTTATACAAAATCAATAACATTTTCAAAAAGAAATTTTGACAATAAATTTATTAATACTCCATTTATTGATTTTACAATAAAAAAACAGGGACTACATATGAAAACAGAAAAATATGGTGTAGTTGATATTGAAACCCCTACCTATGATATAATAATTAATAATGTTGATTTAGCAGAAAGAATTATTACAGAATATGAATAAAAAATTTAGATTTATTGACAGTAATCCTAAAAGTATTAAAGATCCTAGTATTATACCAACAAAGGCTTCATCTGTTCTTCCAGAATGGTATAAAGATATGGCTGGCTATAAACAGGGTACTAGCCATAATCTAGAATATTTAAATCCAATAAATGATCGTGGTTCAGATGGATCAGATGTTTCAACAAAATTATGTCTGCCATTTTTAGACTCTATGGTATCTGGATATATGTATTTATTGGAAGATGATCTTTTTGTAGATCTTAATGAAAATGGTAAACCAATTCTATCATGGAATGAAAAGTCTAACTTAATAGATATAAGGCCATTAGTGGATTTTGCAATACCAGAAAACTGTCATCCAATACAGTTTGGCGTTAAAATGAATTACTATTGGGAAACTCCAGAAAGTTATTCAACTTTAATTACTCATCCACTTAATAGACCAGATTTACCATTTTATGTTCCGTCAGCAATTGTTGATTCTGATATTTGGGCATTACCAGCATTTATTCCAATATTTATTAAGAAAAATTTTATTGGTATAATAAAAAAAGGAACTCCTATATTCCAAATGATACCAATTAAAAGGGACGTTTGGGATTTAGAAATTGATTCATCCGAAGAGTCATACCTTAAGCATAAAATACGTGAAGAAAAAAGAAGAACACATATTACTGGACATTACAAAAAAACTACTTGGCAAAGAAAGGTGTATTAAAATGCAAAACAATTTTTATAAAAGCCCTAAAGTTTATGATAAACCACATAAATTTTTTGAACGATATCTTAATAATGATTTAGATAGTTTATCAGACTATTTAATAAAACAATACTCTGATATAGAAAATGGAAAAGTTCCAGGAGTAAGCACTAAAAAAGAAACAAATTGGGCAGATTCTGGCAGTCTTTCAACAATGAAATGGAAAGACTATAATGTTTTTCAATTTAATAATGTAGAAATTTATAACGTTTTTAAAGCCGTTAAAGATGCAGTATTAGAAGCATGCGAATATTATGGAATTGATTTTGAAAAACAACAATATATGGTACAGGGATGGTTTAATATTAATTATAATCATGTTGGTAAACTTGGTTGGCACGAACATGGTGGGCCTTGGGCACCATATTTTCACGGGTATTATTGTATAAAGTCAGAACCTTCAATAACATACTATAAGATTGATGACAATGAAAACAATATAAAGGAAAATATTAATAAAAATAATAGATTGGTTATTTCAGAAATGGGGCATCCACATGCTATGGGAGATTGGGACTGGGAAGGTCCAAGAATAACATTAGCGTATGACATTTATCCATTAAAGGATTTAATCAGAGATAAAGCAGCAGAACAACACTGGATTCCTTTAATATAATGAAGATTAAAGTTTTTGTTTATTCTTATAAAAACAAAGGTTTGTTAAGTTTTTGTGAAAATTTACAAAAAAATGCTTTTAATGAGGTTATTATTGATGTCTGTGATCAAAGTGCAATAGATAGATCAGAACTTTTTTATAAAAAAAATAATATAAATTATAAACATATAAAATGGGACGACAGACAAGGTATTTATAAACATAGATCAAAAAGTTTATTTGGAAATTTTGATTATTTTTTATCTATTTCTGATTCAACTATTTTTAATTTAGGTTGGGACAATGAATTAATAAAAGAATGTGAAGATTCAAATATTGTATCTGGAAAAGATTTAATATTTTTAAAACTTGATAAATTTTTTATTTTATCAGAAAAAAAAATATCAGATAAAGTATCTCAGTCACAATGGATAAATGATGATTTTATTTTTTTAAAAATGTCAAATACAAAATTTTTCCCAAAATTAAATTTTTTAAAAAAATGTGGAGATGATTTATTATTATCAATTTTATTTACTCAACTTGGCTTCAAGATAAAAAGCATGAATAGTTCTTTTTATGATAAAATAAATAAGGATGAAAAATACATGCCATACTCTAAATACCACGGATATAATAAACTTTTATTATCTATACAAAATAAAACAATTAATGCTGAAAAATTTGAAAAATATCATAATCTTGATTTATCACTTTTAAAACCTTTGCCATTTGATACGGATGATGTGTTATATGATACAATAAGTTATAAAATAGATACTCCAGATGAAACAAGATTTCATACAAAATTAAAAAAAATAGAGATTGGTTAGGTCTTAATATGCATAGAATTACAACTATAGAAAACTTTATAGAAAAAAATGATGCCGATATATTAATTAATGAACAAAAAAATCCATCTGAAATAAATCCGTATCCAGATTATTACAAAGAGCGGTTTGGTGGAACGGCTTTTCCATATAATAAAAAAGTAATGGATGTATTAAAGAAATATTCTATTTTATCAAATAAAAAACACAAAGAACTTAATGGTTTTGTTAATCCAATATATACATTTAAAGCATTTGGATCTATGTGGACTACAGGAACAAAGGGTGGATTGCATGTAGATGCACAAGATCCAGAACCATGGATTGAGTTTAGCACAATCATATATTTAAGTGATCCATCAGAATATACTGGAGGTAAAATTTATTTTCCAAATCAAGATTTTGTTTATGAGCCAAAACAGTATTCTGCAGTATTTTTTCCAAGTGCTGGTTCTGAATATGTACATGGAATTACAGAGATAACATCTGGACTAAGACAAACTGCGTTGTTTATGCACACAAGTATTCCCCAATATGCAGATCCAGATTTTTTGGTTAATAATGAAAGTACTAGATGGATGGCCAATGAATACCCACTTGCAAAACTTTGATTTTGAAATTTTAGATCTTGGACTTGTTTATTATAAAAATATAATTGATAGTCCTCAAGAAATTATAAAAGAAATAGAAAAACTTGAGTTACGATATTTAAATGATAAACAAGAAAAAAACACTAGCGTAAAACCATGGATTAAATGGACTTATGGAGAAGGTGATGACCAGTTAATGTTTTGCTGGCAAAAATTTATTCCACAGGTCAAAGATATTTCTGAACAAGATCCATATTTTAAAGAACAAGTAAAAATTTCTTCTGAGTTATTTGGGGCATTAGAAAAAACTTTAGATCACTATTCAAACACATTATACCCTTTTGCTGGTAAAAACATTAAATCTAGAGAAAAAACTATGCATATATTAAAATATGATAAATCTGGACATCTTCCAGCACACCAAGACCAGGGTGTTAGTAGCCGTGTTCTTTCTGTACTTCTTTATTTAAACGATGATTATGAAGGAGGAGAGATTGAGTTCAGAAATTCTGGAATAAAATTTAAACCAAAGGCTGGAAGTATTTTATTTTTCCCATCAAATTTTTTATATGTTCACGAAGTTTATCCAGTAACAAAAGGCCCAAGATATGCTCTTCCAAATTGGTATCATAATTTACCAGAAGAAGATAAAAGAAATTCTACTGGAAAAGAATAAGGTATAATTAATAAAGGAGGATCTTATGGAAAATTTTAATAAATCAGAAGAGTATATTATAGAAGATGATAATTTTTTAACACAAAATGATCAAATGAAATTTATTGAAAAAATATTTAAAAATAATGGACATAATGAAACGCCATTGCCTCAATGGAGAGTAACAAATGGTCTTGAAATTATTGTGGATGATTATTCAAAAAAGTTTCCATATCCTGAAACACCATTAGCATTTAATAACAAAGACTCTAAGCCATTTTTTATGGTTTTAGGTGATTTAGAGTTAAAAGATTTTAAAGATATTTTTGATAAATTTTGTAATAAACATAATATAAAATATGATAAAATTTTAAGATCAAGAATAGCCATTACTGGAACAGACAATGAAGATAATTTACATTATGCACACGTTGACACAATTTTAAAACATGATGTATTTTTATATTATCTTCACGATGTTGATGGTGACACTGTTTTTTATGATAAATGGCTTGGAGATAATTTAAATGATGCAAAAATAATAAAAAAAATTTCTCCTAAAGCAGGTAAGGCTATAAGATTTAATGGACATCAGTTTCACTCTAATCACACAACAAATAAAAAACAATTTAGGTGTGTTTTAAATGTTTGCTATACAGTTAAAGAATAAATTAATTTTTAATAAAGATAGGTTATTTATTTAAAATGATATTTTCTAATTATTTTGATTTTATTAAAAAATCTGAAAAAATATCAGATAAAATATTTTTTGTAGATGGACCAAGAAGGTGTGCTACTAATTACACAAGAAGTTGTTTTTTTAATTTAGTTGCCGATAAAAAAAATATTGCTATTATTTTAGAATCAACTAGTCATACTGCTTTAATATATAAAAATAATGAAGAATATTTACATAATAAAAACATTATCCATATCACTCCCTTAAGAGATATTTTTTCAGCAATTACTTCTAATTTAATAATGCATGATTATTCAGATAAAAGTAAAGAAAATAATTATGAATTAATTATGTTAAGTGAAATCTATAATTATATTTTATATTTAAATTTAGAAAAAAAATATAAAAATGTAATAACACTTCCACTAGAAATTTTTAATGATAAAGAAAAAGAAATTTATAGTTTAATAGCAAATAAAAATGATTTAGAAAATAAAAAAATAGAGTTTAGTAAAAATCAAATAATAAAAAGTTTAAATAATAGAAATAGTGCTAACTTTGAAAAAAAACTTCACCTAAAGTATCACTCTTATCCAATTAAAGAACAAGATTCTGAAGAGTATAAGATATATAGGGCTAGTGTTGAAATTTTTGTTAATAATAAAGCAAAAGATTTAATTAGTAGTATTTCAAAAAAATATGAAAAATTATTAGAGATAAAAAAAGAAGAGTTTAATGTCTGAGGCCAATATTTTAAACTTTATAACTATAAACTTATAGTTTATACTTTAATTAAAACTTAAATTTAAAATATGGTATACTTTAGAGTACTTTATAAAACTAAAAGTACTCAAGTTAATTTTTGAAAGGTAGTAAGATGTCAGACGTATTTTCTTTTCGTTTATTAGAAGATTTTGTAACAAAATATAAAAACATGGAGCCTCCATTTGGATTCTCAGATGCTGGATCAAACTCTCTTGGTGAGATAACTTTTATACGTACCTATTCACGCATGAAAGAAGACGGTACAAAAGAGCGCTGGCATGAAGTATGCCGTCGAGTAATTGAAGGTATGTACTCAGTACAAAAGAATCATGCTAAAGATAATCGTCTTCCATGGAATGACAATAAAGCACAAAAATCTGCTCAAGAAGCCTTTCAAAGAATGTTTGAACTAAAGTGGACTCCACCAGGTCGTGGTTTATGGGCGTTTGGAACTCCTATGACTATGGAAAAGCGCAACTCTGCCTCCTTGCAAAATTGTGCAATGGTATCTACTCGTGATATTGATCGTAATGATCCAGGAGCCCTATTTGCTTGGGTAATGGATGCATTAATGCTTGGTATTGGAGTTGGTTTTGATACCGTTGGTCAAGACAAAGAAATGATGATTTACACTCCTACAGAGCCAGAAAATGTATGGGAAATTCCAGACACCCGTGAAGGCTGGGTAGATTCTGTAAGAATGCTTTTAAACTCATATCTACGTCCTAATCAGGCTATACAAAAGTTTAACTATGACCTTATCCGTCCTCTAGGTGCCCCTATAAAAGGTTTTGGAGGGGTTGCTAGCGGTCCAGCACCACTCATTGCACTACACGATAAAATCAATACAGTCATTGGTGGCAGAGCAGGAGAAAAACTTGACTCTCGTGCAATTGTAGATATTGTAAATCTTATTGGTACATGTGTTGTTTCTGGAAATGTTCGTCGTTCTGCTACCTTGGCTTTAGGAATGCCAGAAGATAAAGATTTTATTAATTTAAAAAATGCAGAGGTTTTTCCAGATAGAAATTCATTTGATTCAGAAAATCCAGGATGGGCTTGGATGTCTAATAATTCTATCTCTGCAGAAGTTGGAACAAAGTATGAGGATTATGTTGACTTAATTGCAGACAATGGAGAGCCAGGATTTATTTGGCTAGATGTTGCTAGAGATTATGGAAGACTAGCAGACGCTCCAGACTATAAAGATTCTCGTGTTATGGGTTTTAATCCTTGCGCTGAACAGCCATTAGAAAGTTATGAACTATGCACACTTGTAGAAGTTCATTTAAATCGTCATGAAGACAAGGAAGACTTTCTTCGTACATTAAAGTTTGCATACTTATATGGCAAAACTGTTACACTAATGCCAACACATTGGCAAACCACAAATGGAATTATGCAACGTAATCGTCGTATTGGAACATCTTTAACTGGCATTGCGTCATTTGCAGATACAAAAGGTATTCCAGTAATTCGTGAATGGATGGACGAAGGTTATAAAAAGATTCGTGCATACGATCACTCATACTCAGAATGGCTATGTGTACGTGAGTCAATTCGTGTAACTACCGTTAAGCCTTCTGGCTCTGTATCATTACTTTCTGGCGCAACCCCTGGAGTTCATTGGGGTCCTGGAGGAGCATTCTATCTTCGTGCTATTAGGTTTGGAAATACAGACCCAATGCTTCATTTATTTAAAGCAGCAGGGTATAAAATTGAAGCAGATCTAGTATCAGCAAACACATCAGTAGTATATTTCCCAGTAGCATCTGGACATCCAAGATCTGAAAAAGATGTAAGTCTTTTTGAAAAGATTGGTTTGGCAGCAACTGCTCAAAAATATTGGTCTGATAATGGAGTATCTGTAACTCTTTCATTTGATAAAGAGTTAGAAACTAAACATGTTGCTCCAGCACTTCATATGTACGAAGGTCAACTTAAGGCAGTGTCATTTTTACCAATGGGCAATCAAACATATCCTCAACAGCCATATACTCAAATAACAAAAGAAGAGTATAACTCGTATGTTGGAACAATTGGCAAAATTGATTGGTCTGCTATTTATGATGGCAAAGATAATCTTGATGCTGAATCTGAAAAATACTGCTCAACAGACGCATGCGAAATTAAATTATATTAGTTCTCTCCCTGCTATAATAAGGGGATAGGAGAACTATGTCTACCCCATCAAACCTGTATGCAGAAAAAATATTTGCAGAGCACCCACTAGCCTTGTGGGCACTGGATGGTGCAATTGACTACATTAGTTTAATAGATTTAGATTATCAAGATATAAATAGTTATTGGACGGTAACTGGAGGAAGTGCATCTCTAGAAACATCAGATGTTAACGCTCCATTTCCTACAGTAGAAGTAAATAAGTTATTGGGTAGTGTTCCTGTTTCTAGCACAGGGGATATTATTTGTATTAGCCCAGATTTAATAAATTTTTCAAATTTAAATAGTGATATGGGTACTTTTTGCATAGGAAGTCATATATATATTGATAGTGAGTCAGCAGAATCCATTTCTATTGGTTTTGAATATACCGATACAACAACTGCATCTATAGTTCAAAAATTAAAAACGTATCCAATAACATCTACAAAAAAATGGGTTTTTATTTCTGAAACATTTGAAATTGTTACCGAAAATACAGATTTACGGGTAGTTATAAAAATTACATCAAAAAGTGGTGGAGCAACTGCTTTAGACTATTTATATTATATAAATGGAGTTAGTGTTGGTCAATGGTCTGAAGAGTTTAACTACTCATCACTTGGACTAACACCAATTTCATTGCCATCAACAATAGCATTAAGTTCAACACAAGCAGTACCTTCTTCAGCATATGGCTTATCTGAAGATGTTGCTTATTTATTGGTTGCAAATAATAGATTGCTTGCAAAAAATACTAGCATCCCACTAGTTTATGGATCATCAAATGTTACAACAATTACTCCAAATCCAAACGAAGAACCATCTTTAATTATTCCAGGTAAGGGGTTTTTAAATAAAGTTGGTCAATATAAAAACTATACTGTAGAGTTTTGGTTAAAAGTAAACTCTGATTCTTCAATATCTAAAAAAATATTTGGTCCAATTGCTTCAGATGATGGACTTTATGTAGATAATGGATTTCTAACTTTAAAAATTGATAACAGTTTTGCTTCACACTTTGTTGGTGAATGGTTTAGACCAATGCTTATTCAAATAAGATTAACCAATAATTCTGCCACATTGGTTGTTAATGGTGAAGAAGTTGCACTGTTAAATATAGAAACAAGTAAGTTGCAATTACCAGAAGAATATAACGAATTAAATAAAAGTCAAGATTGGTTAGGATTTTATTCTTATGAAGATATAAATCCTATAAATATTGATTGTATTGCAATATATTCATACCAGGTTCCAATAAGTGTTACAAAAAGAAGATGGGTATATGGACAAGGAGTGGTATCTCCAGAAGGAATTAACTCAGCATATGCAGGTACTACAGCATTTATTGATTATCAGTTTGCAGATTATACAGCCAATTACAATTATCCAGATTTTGCTGAATGGCAACAAGGATCTTTTGATAACCTAACAACTACACAAAAAACATTAAGAACTCCAGAATATACCTTGCCAGAAATATATACATCAGATAAAACCATTGAACAACTATATTCTGACAATGAGTTAATTCAAGATGAAGAGTCTGGCCCAACAAATAATTATAAATTTATTACTTTTAGACCAAATAATTCTTGGAATACAAAAATTTGCTATTTTAATTTTAATAATTTTAATATTTTAAATAGTCAAATTACTAACTTTTATGGAGTCTTTAGTAATAACAATCTTGATTCTGTTCAGACATTATTTAAAATTTATAACTCAATTAATGGAAACTATTTTTTAATTGAACAAAATAATGATGTAATTTCTTATATTTTAAATTATAATGGAGTAAATGAAAATATTTATACTTCAGAAATAATTGAAGACAATCAACTATTCTCTGCTGGAATTAATATAAATTCTTTAGTAAATACCTATGGCGGAAATCTTGCTGCCTTTTTTGGTAATAGGAGTTTTTTAAAATTATACATTGGTGGTGACGGATCATTATCTAAAACATTTTTAGGAAGAATTTATTCAGTTGGTTTTTCAACATTAAAAAATTCTTTGTTAATTTCTAATTATTTTAATAACGATGGCATTGCAATATTTGATGATTTATCTGTAAGTGGAGTTATAGAGGAAGAAAATGCAATTGCATTAGTTGAGCATTTAGCAAGTTATACTCTTTTGCCACTAGAATCTTATGGAAAATACTTTTTAGATATAGGAGTTTCTGGATCGTGGCAAGATTACCTTCCATTATCTTATTTTGCACAATATGTATCTGATAGTGCTGGTAATCAAATTTATGATTTAGATTTTTTACAATTTAATATCGGATCTCCATCTCCAACAAGTTTAATAGAAGAAGAAACAGTTTCATCTTGGACATACGAAGATTTATATAAAATATATTATCAGCCAGTACAAAAAACATATTATGACTTTGACAATCAACTACTAACTGGTTGGAATAATTATTTAGATGTATTGCAAAATGCTAAAAAAATATATAAATATGACACTTCAAATTCTGTAATTAAAAGTTATGTAACATTGCAATATATACAAAATGGAGCAAATTTGCTTGATAGTAATTTTACAACACTTGAGCCAGTATCTCGTGATTCAATTGTAGACATTGACGAGCATCCAAATTGGGAAACTACAAAGTTTGAAGTTGTTAACAATGCACTTATTTATCCAACAAAAACTATTGATTTTAATGATTTAGCAATTGTTTATTACCTAGAATTTAATGTCCGTGGAATATTAAATAAACCAGTTTTACTAAATAAATTAGAAATTGCTTCTCAAGCATTTAATGATAATTCATTTAATCCAGTTGGAACTAGATTTGGCATTGACCTATTTCCTTACAAGCGATCAGGAATTTATTACGACTATAAGTCAAAAAATCCTTTTACAATTTATAAAGGAAGCACACCATATCTTTATTTAACAAAAGATTCTGGAATCCAGGTGCGTGGAGATATTTTGTCTTTAAGTAGTCGTGGAATTTCTTTACCAATAAATAAAACATTGTCATCAGAATATTTAATCAGTGCTATTCAAATGTGGATTAGATATTCTGAAAATGAGTTTCCACCCATTCCAACAGAATTATTTGAAATTATTTATAAAGGTAATACGATAAAATTTTATATAGTAGCAGATAGCGATACTGGTTTAAGAGCAAAAATTTTTGCAAAAAGTACTTTAGATAATGAAGTATTAAATGATATAGTTTATTATTGGAATGGGTCCATAGTCAGAGAACCAGTTTTAACCTCTAAAGAATGGGGATCTTTAGGAATATCTTTTACAAACCCACTAGACTATGGTGATTTTCTTGGGGCAATAAATATTAATGGTCCAATTTTGTTTAATAATATTTCTTATTATCAGGCAAACAGTTTGCAACAAGTTCAAAAAACAATAACCAGGCCTTGGTTAAAAATTAAAACAGATGGAGTAACAAATTTTACATGGGGTAATTATATTAGTAGTACGTGGAATCAGGCCTTAGTAATAGGGTCATCATCTCTATACGGCGTAAACCCATCTGATATTTATAAAACATACCTTGGAACTAATAAAATAATTTTTGATGATAATAATGGTTTAAGCCTGGATTCTGACAAAGTAAAAATATATAAAGACATAAACTGGTCAATAAATACAGCATCAGCAGTGTAATATGGTATACTGATGGTTATGGATAATGAAATTCTTAAAAAAGTTGGTAATGTACGGCGCAAAGTAATAGAAAAAGATTACAACTGGGGCTTGTATGTATATAAAAAATCTAATGGGTCCTGGTTTACTGATGGTACAGGTAGCATATTAAATATTCCAGCAGAGCGTGGAGACATCACAAAAATTTCAGAGTTAAAAAAAGTTGCCATACATTACGGTGATGATGGTGAAGGCAGTGCAGTATTTGTTCCTGGACTTACAAGAATTAGCGAGGAAGAGCATTCTGAACAATTAGATAGAATGAAAAATGGTCTAATTCCTTCTATGAATGACCATGGCGCTTGGGTAGCAGCACGACAAACTTATGATAGGTATGGTAGTGATGAGTGAAGAATATGTAAGGGTTGGGCTAAACACCCAAGCAGAACAAGAAAATCTTTTTGCACAACAAGATCCATTTAATAAATCTTGGGATCAACTTAAAAATTTTAATGGATTGGAACAAAACTTTCGTAGAAAAACTGCACGTAATGTAACAAAAGCAATGAATTTTGCAACAAATGAGTATCTTGATTCTGCTAACGCAACACCATCTGGTGTAGATGCTGGATCAAAAGCAATTAATCCTGGCACGGTATATAGAAATGGTTACGGATTATTTGATGTAATTACTCCTCCATATAATATGTATGAATTAGCAAATTTCTATGACACATCATTTGCTAACCATGCTGCTATTGATGCTAAGGTAGAAAACGTAGTTGGCCTTGGCTACCGTTTTGATATTGCAGATAGAACAATGTTAAGGTTTGAAATGAACGAAGATCAGGCAGCGGTAGACCGTGCTCGTAATCGTATTGAAAGAATGAAATTAGAACTTAGAGACTGGATAGAAAATCTTAATGATGATGATTCATTTACTAAAACAATGGAAAAATTTTATACAGATGTACAGGCTACAGGTAATGGATTTCTTGAAGTAGGCAGAACTGTTACTGGAGAAATTGGTTATCTTGGTCATATTCCAGCAACAACTGTTCGTGTACGTCGTTTACATGATGGTTTTGTTCAAATTATTGGAAACTCCGTAGTTTATTTTAGAAATTTTGGAGCAAAAAATAAAAACCCAATGACTACCGATCCACGTCCAAATGAGATCATTCATTATAAAGAATATTCTCCGTTAAATACATTTTATGGTATTCCAGATATAGTAGCAGCAATGCCTTCGCTAATTGGAGATCAACTTGCTTCACAATACAACATTGATTACTTTGAAAATAAGGCTGTTCCAAGATATATTGTAACGCTTAAAGGTGCAAAACTATCTTCTGATGGAGAAGACAAGATGTTTAGATTTTTACAAACTGGGCTTAAATCTCAGTCTCATAGAACTCTTTATATCCCACTTCCTGGAGATACAGAAAATAATAAAGTTGAGTTTAAAATGGAACCAATTGAAAATGGTATCCAAGAAGGCTCATTTAAAGAATACCGTAAACAAAACAGAGATGATATTCTTATTGCCCATCAGGTGCCTATTTCTAAACTTGGTGGGGCTGACTCAGGTATTGCTGCTGCACTTTCACAAGATCGTACATTTAAAGAGCAAGTATCTCGTCCAGCCCAAAAACATTTGGAAAAAGTTGTTAATAAAATAATTAAAGAAAAAACAGATATATTAGAACTTAAGTTTAATGAATTAACTCTAACGGATGAAATTGCTCAATCTCAAATTATTGAAAGATACGTAAAAACACAGGTTATGACTCCAAACGAGGCTCGTGAAAAATTAGATCTTCCACAAAGAGCCGATGGGGATGAGCCATTTGT